TCGCTGCTGACCGAATACGAACATCATTGACAACTGAATAGTGTGGAAGGATACACTATCTGTGTCTTAACTAGATTCTCTTTAATTCAAGACTCTATTCCCCTGATGGGCGAGGTTCGCTTATCANTTATGGGGGCGTTCTTGGATTCGACGGGGATAGTTCGGGCTCGGGTAGCGGGTAGTGGGGACGCGTCCACTTCATCAACGCTAAAGCCATTTAAACGGCAAACAACAAACAAACTACGCTTTCGCAGCTTAATAACCTGTGAGCGTGCTTCTACTCTGCATCGCCCATGTGCCGAGATAGGGGCTCAACTTTTAGTGGGATACGCTGTCACATCTCCGCCTGGGGTGTGCTGAAGAAGACAATCAGGCTGACCCAAAGCATAGCCGGTTACGGGGCGATGCTCGGGTGACATCAAAACTGTGACTACACCCGTAGAAGCTCGTGTTGCGTTATCTTCGGACAGGGGTTCGAATCCCCTCGCCTCCACCACTAAAAACCCTGTATGTTATATCAACATTATATGAGTTGATATCTTTAGACGGTTGAATAGTGATCCTTTCTACATATTCTTGTAGCACTTCTTTTTGCTGTTGCTCGTCAGCAGTGCTGAGCAAGTGTTTTTTATCTTCAATGATTTTCATAATCGCCTCGTCGGGCAACTCTTCAGTGTTTTGAATAAGCTCTATTCGCAGAAGTTCTTCTTCCAAGGCTTCTTGTCTGTGTTGAGCTTCCACAATTTTGTCCTCAAGCCCTTTAATACCCTTGCCAAGAGCGTCGATCCAATTATTTATTTTTTGACTTAGCTCCTTCAATTCACTTTTTATTGGGTATACATCATCTTGCGTAGAATGACGTTGCTGCTTATACAGTTCTTTAACTCTGTACAATATTTCCTTTGTTCCTTCAGACGAAAAGCAATTCTCGATAAGGTTATCTTTTGCGATATCCTCGATATCGTCCTTTCTTACACTCGTATTTCCGCACTTCGACGAACATTTGTAATAACATAGTAGCGTTTTGTCTGCGGCTTTTGGATTTCTATATGAGTTTCCAGCGTAAGCAGACCCACAATTGCCGCAATATATCTTTCCAGTTAATAAGTACGTAACTTTAGCTTTCATGCGGCCGGGCTTATGTTTCCGTTCCATCATTTTTTTATACACCCTCTCAAACAGGCTTTCTTCAATAATAGCAGGGAAGGCGTTAGGAATCACTTGTTGTTCTTCGATAGGCTTTTTTTTATGAGTGTTTCTTTTGCCATCATCATCTTTCGCAGAGGAAACATTCCAAGTGTAATCACCCTTGTATTTTCGATTAAAAGCCCAACCATCAAAGGAATTTTTAGTGAACTTCCTGCCTGTTTGTGTCCTATATCCTGCTGCGTTAATCTGATCGGCTATTACCTCGTTGGATAGATCGTTGTCTATTCCAACAAAATACATCTTTACTGCTCCATATCTTTTGCGGTCTATTTCGTATTTCCTTTCTTTATTAACGAGCAATCCATATGGAGGTCTACCACCGACATGAATACCTGCTTCGGCATTCTCGTTCATCCCCTTCAGGACTTCACGGGAGAGGTTCTTTGAATAGTATTCCCCCATGCCTTCTAATACGGATTCCAGGATAATCGATTCGGGTGAATCGTCCAACTGTTCAAGGACGCTTTCTACACGTACGCCATTTCTTTTTAACTTCCGTTTATAATGGGCAGAATCATATCTGTCACGAGCGAATCGATCTAGCTTATGAACGACCACAACATCGAAAAGGCCTCTATCACTATCCTTAATCATTTTTTGGAAATTCGGTCTTCTATCAGTGGTGGCAGTCTTAGCTTCGTCGGGGTAACTTCCGATCAGCGAGTACCCTTTTCTCTTACAGTACTCCGATATAGCTTTCATTTGCGCTGATATAGATTCCTCTCGTTGGTTGTCTGAACTATATCGAGGATAGGCAACTGCACGAATAATAGATTTCATTTCAATTCAACTCCCTGTCAAACCGTTATTTCCACATAATCGCTTCAATCATCCCTAGCAGCTTGATTCTTTCTTCTGCGGTCAATTCTCGCCCGGAGAAATATAGTAGATTTGATCTTTCGAGAAGTGTTTTGATGTCGCTCATATTTATGTCAGAAGGCGGAAGAGGATTGTCGGTATTGCATAACAAGAAGTCAGCAGATGTATCAAAAATCTTAACAATCAAATTCAATTTATCGCTAGGTGGGACAATTGCGTCTCTTTCATAACCAGAAAAAGTGGCTCTGTTTATTCCCAAATAGTTAGCCATATCCTCTTGTGTCAATCCTTTTTTCTTCCTTAGAAGGCTAATTCTATTACCAACCGTGGACATCTCATCTTCTCCTTAGATAAAAAGAAATTTAAAATTACTATTGCGTTAGTCAGAGTAACGTTATATAATGCAATTACACCGACGGATAAAAAGGGAGGTGAACTGCATGGCAAAGAAAGCCCTAAGAAAAAACAAGAGCTTGGAGACGCGCGTTGTGCGCACTCACTTCAAAAAATTGCGTGAAAGCAAAGGTTCTCAACGTTACGTAGCTGAACAGGTTGGGGTTAGTGAAGTTACAGTAAGACACGTTGAGAATGGTTGGCTTGATCCGGGCGTTAAATTGATAGTAGATTTCGCGATTTATTTCAACGAAAATGCGGAAGATTTATTCCCAGATTTGTTTATAAGAAATGGAAAAAATGTAATTTAAAACACCTATTTGGCTTAAATAAAGTATACACCGTTAGTATTACTAACGCAATATATTTTATTCCTTTTGGATTGCTTTTTTTTATGATTTTTATGTAATTTAAAATTACGTTATGTACATTTAAAATCCCGTTTTGGAAGTGATGATATGGCGAACATAAATGTAACTATCAAGAAGGTTCCGCACCCTAACAACAAAGCACTAATTGAGCTATGGGCATCACTGGCCGTGTCGGAGATTGAAAGAATTAAGAATTCAAACCAGAAATGAATGCTTCTTTTTAATAAAGGGGTGAATGGGAGATGTCAAGAAAGCAGGAGAATATCACCGGGCAACTTGTAGTCGAGGGAGGCAAGGTATCGCTGCAACAAGAGAACGGCAGCCTGGTCGAACTTAGCAAGAATGATCGCATTGAAGTATTCAACGACGGGAAATTTGAACCGGCACCGTATTCACAGATTCTCGAAAAGGTCGATTCGGCAGGGTGGCCGCTTTACGCTGGGCTATATGCTTCGGCAGAGAATATGAAGGGAGGGAAGGGGTAAATGAGAAAGTTTCCGATTGTAAGAGAACCGGATTGGGCTTTGGAAGAGTTGGATCAGGAGTTGGTCGAAAAGATTATCTCAGTTTTGAAAGAGGCGAAGGTTTCATACGCCGAAGCATACGAAACCTTAGAAGCTGTGTACAAAACTATGGAGTATCGTTCAAAGTTTTTGCATCTTTAAGCTCAAAGGCAATTTTCCAACTTGGATTTAATTTCGAGAAATCATTTGAAAGATTATTTATGCGCGTCAAGATTCTTTCAGGTAATTCATTACCACAAGCAGGACACGAAAGGTAAACATCTTTAAATGGGTCTGCTATGACACGTTGCGAGTATTTTTCAAAATCAATCTTCAAGGTTGTATCACATTCGCCACACACTAGTGTTAAAAACATAAGCTTCACCTCCCTTAAATGGTGTCTGGACAACTCTATTGTAATAGGGAAACGCAATATATCACAGCAAATTATTGGAAAGGAGGGAGTGGCATGACAAGAGCACAATGGCTCCGCGCTTGTGGCAATTTGCTACAAATGCGGGATATAACTCAATCTGCCAGCGCGCGGCAGTTTTATCAGCGGCAATACCAACAACTAAAGGAGAAGTTAGACCGTGACAAGCGAAGAATTAAAAGAAGTTATGAAGCATGGCGTGCCAGTTGAGCACAGAGGAATTACATACAGTCGTATCACTGCAATCATTCATCGAATTATTAATAAAAAACCGTACATCCAAGTAGAGCTGCTGGACAAAACAAAAAACAGCATTGTGATAGCAAATCCAATCGAGGTCAAGAGAATGGAGAAAAAATGAATACAGAAATGAAATCGCCCCGTGTACGCTTCTCAGAAAAGCGACCACGGGGCGAAGTCAAAGCGAAATGCTAATAATCTCCTAATAAGTATAGCAAACTTCGCGGCGACAAAGCAACGCGCTCGTAGCGTATGCGAGCTCGTAATGGGTATTAACATTCCCACGATACACAAATGTAGGGGAGTACAGCCGGAGGATAACCATGAAGAATGTCGTACGTGAGAAGAAAATATACTGCGGGAATTACATGGAAGTAGATATATATAATCACACGATGTTAACCACAATGCGAAAGGGGAGGGCGAAGAAGGAAAAGGTATCTGCTCCTAAGCAGAAGAACCTGAACGACAAGAACGCCAAGCGGTATTTCATACAGCTGGTAAATACAAACTTCGGTGATGATGATCTTCATGTAACAGTCACATATGCAAAAGTGCCAGAGTCGGTAGAAGAAGCCGAGAAGGAAGTGACGAACTACCTTCGAAGAATAACGCACAGAAGGAAGCGGGAAGGACTGTCACCTTTAAAATATGTGCTTGTGACAGAGCATAACACCGGAAAGAACGGAGAAAAGCCAACTAGGATACATCATCACATAATCATGAACGGTGGATTGGATCGGGATGTGATAGAAGGTCTGTGGAGGAAACCACGGAAGAAAGGGGAGAGGGAAGGCGAACGGATTGGATACGCCAATGCTGATAGATTGAAGCCGAATGACTATGGGCTAGAGGCGCTTTCCAGGTATCTGATGAAGAATCCAAATGGAAAGAAGCGTTGGAGCTCTTCACAAAATCTTGAAAAGCCAGAATATAGATTCAACGATTTCAAGTATTCAAAGCGTCAGGTGGAGAAGATCGTCCGGGATGAAATAGACAATCAACTCTACTGGAAGAAGAAATATCCTGAGTGGGATGTCACCAAAGTAAAGCCAGTATACAACGACATAACCGGATGGTCGATATACCTAAAATTGCGAAAGGCGAGGGAATGATCATATTTCAATGCCAACTATACACATTCGAAAAGAGGGTAAAGGCATGAAGATAGAGATTGAGGGCGAACTGCCTTCGCTCAATGAGATTATCGATGCAGCAAAATCACATTGGTCAGCATATCGCGAGATGAAAGAAGTGAACACAAGCCTTGTAGCATGGACGGCGAAGAAGCTTCCTCCAGTTGGTAGGGCTGATTTCACTATCATTTGGCACTGCAAGAACAAGCGCAAGGATAAAGACAACATCATGGCGGGGCAAAAGTTTATATTTGACGGACTAAAGGAAGCGGGAGTAATCGGCAATGATGGCTGGAGGCAGATTGGGGACGTAACCCACCGTTTTCGAGTTGATGCACGTAATCCGCGGATTGAAATTGAAATAGATGAAGTGCTAGGGGATTCATAGGGGGGTGTGACAGTTGGCATTCATGAAAAAGAAAAAGAAAAAGAAAGAAGTACAGCCTTGGCGGCAAAATATTCTCGCCCATCACCAACACACGCCCACCCGAGCAGACCGTGCGGAGTTTCCGAAAAAGGTCATTGAAGAGTTAATCACGGAAGCAGATGGGAAATGTCAGTGTGGTTGCGGACAACCAGACCATGAAACACATCACGTTATGCCTCGCGGCCGCAATGGGCGCGGGGTGAAGACGAACGGTATGCGCCTTAATAGTGCTTGTCACACACGTATCCAAGATAACGAGGAAGAGCTACAGAAATGGATTCTGGTATACAGAACACGGCACGGCAATTACTTTTGGTACGACGAGCAAGATTGGGAAGAACACAACCGAAGACAGGCCGAATTGAAAAAGGCAGAGATAGAAGAACGATTGAAGAAGGAGCGGGTGGAGCCAGTTCTGGAGCTTATGGCTACGGCAGCAGGCCGCGGGCTGAAAGCAAAAGAACGGCGGCTCATAGAATCACTCTCGGAAAAGGATATAAAAACGTTCGGTGAGATTATGAGGGACGTTGTGAATGCATTAGCTCCACCAGAAAAACCATTCGGATATGGATGGTTCGACGACTAAGCAAGGGAGGAAATCGAATGAACGCTGTCATGTATTCATCAAAAACGGACGAGCATCCAACACCGCAATGGTTCTTCGATGCTCTCAATAAGGAGTTTGGATTCACACTCGACCCGTGCGCCACTCATGAAAACGCGAAGTGCCCGACTTACTTCACGAAAGATGATGACGGGCTAACACAAAGCTGGGGCGGACACACCGTATTCATGAACCCTCCATATGGTCGGACGATAGGCCAGTGGATGCGCAAAGCATATGAAACAAGTCTGGGTGGGGCAACAGTTGTATGCCTCGTCCCAGCACGGACAGACACGAAATGGTGGCGTGACAATGTTGGGTACTACGATTGGGAAGCGGGTAGGCAAGTGAATCATGCAAGTGAAGTACGGATGGTTACAGGGAGGCTCAAATTCGGAGCAGCGAAGCACACCGCACCATTTCCGAGCGCGGTAGTGATTTTCCGTCCCGTATGTTTGGAGGGGAGAGCATGAGCATACCACGGATACTTCACTACCCAGGCAGCAAGTGGAGCATGGCGGACTGGATTATATCGAACATGCCGCAGCACGAAACATATTTAGAGCCGTTCTTCGGTTCTGGCGCAGTTTTGTTCTCGAAGGAGCGAAGCCGACTCGAAACGGTGAACGATATTGATGGGGAGATAGTGAATTTATTCCGAGTGATCCGCGAAAGACCGGACGAGCTGGCATATGCGGTTCAATGGACTCCACACAGCCGCGAGGAATACTATCACAGCTACGAATCAATAGAAGATGATCTCGAAAGAGCGCGCAGGCTGCTAGTGAGGCTCTGGCAGGGTCGCGGAGGAAAAACATCACACCGCACAGGATGGCGCAGCATGATAGAAGCGAATGGACCTTTACCAGGCAAAGAGTGGATTCAATTCCCGGAAAAGATCGCAGTGGTGGCGGAACGTCTAATAGGTGTACAGATAGAAAATCAACCAACATTGAAGTTGCTTCCACGCTATCGGCGGCCAAATGTCCTTATATATGCCGATCCACCTTACATCATGGCAACGAGAACAACTTCGAGCTATCGCTTCGAGATGACGGAAAGCGACCATATAGAACTGCTGGACGAATTAGATAAGCATCCTGGACCCGTATTGCTGTCCGGATATGCCCATGAAATATATGACGATAGATTGAAACATTGGAAGCGGGAAACGAAGAAAGCGAAGGCGGAAAACGGAGCTAGTAGGGAAGAAGTGCTTTGGATCAATCCCGTTGCTGCAGCACAAGTTGGCCAGCTCGTTTTGAATCTATAAAAGGGGAGAGTGTAGAACATGAAATATTGTCCTGAATGTGGCGTTAAATATGGCTTTGTAAAACGCGAATATGGGAAGGAGTACTGTAGCAATGGGAAGCACCATACACGGCGAATTGCATTGCGAGAATGGGAGAATGAACGTGTTGAGCTTGTTTCATCAAGTTACGAAGACGGTGGTCACCGCAGCGGAGATGTAGGTAATGTTGTGGACGTTAAAGCTTGCGTGCGAACAGGTGAAATCGACTTACGAATTCGGTGGGACAACGGGGCGGAAGAATGTTGGCTCGTTGCTGAAGACTGCTTATCATACTAGGGCTTGCGAGCCATTGAGGGAGAGTGTAGAACAATGGAAATGATATTCAAAGCAGGCGAACCATGCAGCCAGTGCGGGGAAGTAAGGGGAAGAATCCTTTCCCTGCAATACGATCACGAAGAAGATGGGGCGGCAGGAGAAATAGATCTTTGTACAGACTGCGTGAATCGATACATTGAGGGAAAAGTCGTATTCGAATAGAGGGCTTCATGCCCTCCAAGGAGGAAGCGGGATGAGGAAGTGGATCGGAAAACCTTCACCAAAGAGTAGACATGTAGGAACAGGGTGGTTCGGAGAACTCGACAGAGCATATTCGAATGGGGAATATGCTGTGATGACAAGGCAAGTTTCTACGGAGTGGGGAGACGTCATTCATGCGTGCATTCGTCATATCAGCAGTACTGATATTCCTTGGGCAGAAAAACAACGGATTAAGAATGAATTGTTTGGCAACAGCAGGACGGCCATTGAGGTGTTCCCAGCAGAAAGTGAACTAGTGGACGAGGCCAATATGTATCATATTTGGATTTTGCCAGAAGGAATGAAGTTACCATTCACCTTGAAAGGGGATTAGGGAATGAGTGAACGGCTAACAGATGAGGAAAGAAGCGACTGGGAGCAATATCGCAAATATTTGCTAATGATTTGGAGAAGAAGCGAGACGGTAGTCGATACAAAAAGATTATGCGCTCTCATAGAGTCAGAAAAGACAGGGTGGGCAGAAGCCGACAAGTGGCGAACAGAAGCGTTTAAACAGCATCCCACACAAGACGCATATGACCATGCATGCAAGGCATTATGGATTCATCGCGGAAACAGTGAAATGCTTCGCTCAGAAGTAGGGAAGCTTGAGGAACTGCTGCTTGATGCTTACAACGCATTATTGGAACTGGACAAGTGGTATAACGACGGTGTTTGTACATGGGAGCCACATTGCCCAGCAGAATTGGCAGCAATTTGGAGACGTGCCGCGAGTGTCCGGCAACGCATACAGGGGCATGGAGATGAAGGGGAGCGGGAACAGAAATTGAAAGACTTGCTCCACCGAATTCTAAAGTACACAAGTAATTCCCAAGCCTACACAAACGCGGCATATATTCATTTCTGGACTCGGTCAACGCTGAAATCAGTATACGGGGAAGAAGAGATATGAGCAAGGCGATTGCACGAACTCACTGGGTATGGACGGAGACGGCGGCAAGCAATTGGGATAACCGATACAATGGGCGAAAGAGAATCGCGGGAAAACCAATAAAGGATAAAGCAGAAGACTCCCGAGAAGCCGACTCAGCTTGGTTGATGCGTGGGTATGTAATAGACGCTGCAGACTACATCCCAGCGGACGGCCAGATGGATTTGCTCGAATACATTGACGATTTAATCAAATACATGGAAGCGGGTTTATCAAAATGAAATTAGGGGCTGAGGCGATGGGACAATTAGAAATCTTTCCACGGGCAACCGAGGAAGATATAAGAACCGTCAAGGCCATGGTAGACAAATATCCGACCATGAAAAGGAGGGTTGATGTTCTATCGACGAAAGCGGAGCTGACGGCCATTGAAAGTAAAGTATACCAAGAATATTCGACAGAAATAGAAAACGTTGAGACGGCAATAGATTCGATTGCAGATGATGAGATACGGCAGATCATGAAGTACCGCTTCATCCTAAATTACCCGCGAAAATCGGCAGTTGTGAAGTGGAGGACGTTCACTGATCGAACGCTAGATAGAAAGATCGCCGAGGGATTTGAGCACATGGCGGATGTACTCAAGCTATACGGAAGGATATGAAAATATAAAAATAATGTCTGTATCATGTCTGTTATGCGTCGGCACAGTGTCGGTGGTATCGGGCTACAGTAGGCACATAGAGCGAGAAAGCTTCGCTCGGGTCATGCCTACTGTACCCTTATCACGGGTAGGCACTCGGTCACGCTGAATGGTTGCAGCCGATGCACCCTTAGCTGTATTGCGATTGTGTGATACGGGGGAATCAATGATCAATGGTTTTAGTGTGATGGTGTCGTTCGAGGCAAGGAGAACGGACTATCACAGTGATACCATTACGGAATCACTACACACCTTTTTTATCCTCCTATTTTGCCGCTCCTTTACGGGGCGGATTTTTATTACTAATAGAAAACTAATGGCTTATCAATGAGGGGTGGGAACGTGAAACATTGTCCAGTATGCGGTCATAATTACGGAGGTATTGAGAGGATTAACGGCAGAGAGTATTGCTGCAGTCCAAACCACCAGTATGGAAGACGTCATGAATTGATGAAAGATAAGGAAGTAGATTGGGGGGCGACAATTCCAATAATCGAAAGGGCGCTAGGTTTTGAACTTCACCAGTGGCAACGAGAGTATTTGATAACGGGGGCATATAACAAGTTCGGAAGAGTGAGCGGCAGAACAACTGCTTACTGCATCAAGCTTGCGCTTACTTATCAAGGTGGGCCAATAAGAATCAAGGATATTGATAGACTTCATGATGGAGAATACGGAACCCAATACCATAGATGGTTTAATCGCTTCTTCCTTAGTATTTGGGAATGTCTCAAAGATGCAGGACTTCCGGTGATGGAGATTCGTCGCGAGGTTTGAAACAAGTCGCTCATATAGAGCGGCTTTTAATTTTGCCTTAAAGGATGGTGATGGAATGAAACTACTAGAATGGTTGGTTCGGCTCACGCATAGAGGCGGGGCAGCACCGCGCAACAGGGAGGAACGGAGACATGGCAGGAAGACATAAGGCGCAGCTGCCCCAAAAGGAATGGAAGCAGCCGGAGCAATGTAAAGGTTGTGGTTGGGGGAGATGGGATGGTGTAAGCCAGTACTGTATGTTGCCTTTAAAGGTTTGCTGGCGTTCAAAGGGAGATAAGAAGCATGGCACTAAAAAAGTTTTGCCGCAGGACAGGTTGTAAGAAACTGACGACAGATGCATATTGCGAAGATCACAAGGTCAGTAGGTACAGCTATGACCAGCACCGTGAATCAGCGGCTAAGCGTGGATATGACCATAGATGGCGTAAGGAGCGATTGAAGTTCTTAGAGAAGAATCCAATATGTAAGTATTGCTTTGATGCTGGCAAGCTCACAGGGGCAACGGTGGTTGACCATATCATACCGCACAAAGGAAATAAGGAACTGTTCTGGAACCGAAAGAATTGGCAAGGGCTTTGCGAAACATGTCATGGTGTGAAAACGGCCAAGGAGGATGGAGGATTTGGTAATAAATAAACCCACAACGCTTTTAACGCCGCCTAAGCAATACAATATTAAGGACATTCAAGCGAGCATAGGAGTAGGGAAGTGGTTCCATGTTCTATCGCATGAGATGTCCGAAGCCATGCAAAAGGCAGCGATTGCAGGCATGCCATGTTCATTGGCTGAGCAGGTTTACAAGGAAGCATTGGGTACAGCTTTGCCAATAGCTATCAAAGTAAGAGAAAGGCGAGATTAAGACACGTCTGAAAACAAATTCTAAGGGGTCATAGAGGGATTTTGGTTCTCTACCTTCCAAAGACATATCCAAGCCCTGAAAAGGGGGAGGGGGGTCAAATTCTTGGGAGCCTTTGGGCGATAGACCGCGTGCCCCTTTATTCGCGTAAAAATTCGTTTTATGAAATTTTCGGGGTTTTAGGAGGTGAACCCGATGGGACGGAATAACAAACCGATTGGTTTGCACCTCGCTGAGGGGAATCCGAACCGACTTACGAAAGAACAAATTAAGCACCGTCAGGAAGCAGAAATCAAACTCGGAAAAAGTGATCTCGACAAGCTGAAACCCCCGCCGTTTGTGAAGTCTGACGTGAATGCATACTCCTGTTGGAAGAACTGTATGAAGGAATATAAAGAGGCTGCAAAGCAAGGGATTGACCTTTTAACAAGTTCGGACGTCGGATTGCTGGCAATGTATTGTAGAACTTTTTCGGAGTATGAAAAGCTGCTAAACAAATATCAAAAACTCGAAAAAATTGCAATAGATGATTACGTTTTTGAAGAATATTTCGAGGCATTGATAGCGAAGGCTGATGCGAATGAAGTTGATATAAATGAATACGGACTCCGTGCTCAGAAATATCTATCTCAGCTCGCGTCGATGGAAGGTGTTCTGAAAATCGAGACAGCCGTCAACAAGAAAATGGACATGCTGCTCAAAATGCAAGATAGATTATTCTTGAACCCACTGTCAAAAGTTAAAAACGTTCCTAAGCCAAAGAAAGATGATAAGCCACCAAGCAAATTTAATAAGTTCGGGGGCGGGCGAGGTGTCTAGCTCGCAGATTTACCCATACAACACGGTTCAAGAGCTAGATCGGGTCACTGCTTACGCTCATGAGGTGGTTTCGGGCAGGATCATCGCTGGGCAAACGCAGCGACAGGCGTGTGAACGGCATTTAAGAGACTTAGAGCGGCAAGGAACAGAAGATTTTCCGTACTATTTCGATCCAGACAAAGCCCATGAAATCATAGAATTTGCCGAGTCCTTGACGCTTGCAGAAGGTGAAGAACCGGAGCCACTCAAATTATGGGGCTTCCAAGACTTCATTTTTGGTAGTTGGAATGGTTGGTTGAAGGAAGATGGGTACCGAAGATTCCGAACTTCATACGTTCAAGTGGCTCGTCAAAACGGTAAATCCTTGGGGAATGCTGTTCCATCGCTGTTTTATGGAAACTTTGATGGATACAACTACCCTCAAATATATTGCGCTGCGACAAAAGAGGATCAGGCGCGAATTGTGCTCAAGGAATGCCTGAAATTCATAAATGCCGATCCTGAGCTTGGTGGAACTAAGTACGAAGAAGGGCTTTTCACTTCCAAGGAATATAAGAGTACGATTCTTTGTAACATCACACGTGGGGAAATAAAAGCGATAGGTCGAGATACCGAGACGATAGACGGTTTCCGGCCTTATTTTGCGTCCGTCGATGAATATCACAAGCATAAGACCAACCAAATGTACAAGTTGCTTACGGGCGGACAACGCAAGCTGAAACAATGCCTGACTTCGATCATCACAACAGCTGGATTCGACTTGAATTTACCGTGCTATGAAGAATATGAGTACGGAAAAATGATCTTGGCCGGACTTCATGCGGACGAAACCCATTTCGTCTTTATCTGCGAACTGGATAAAGGGGATGACATTTGGGACGAAGCAAACTGGCCGAAAGCTAATCCACTTTGGACTGAGGAAACGCTCACTAGCTTACGAACCGACGCCATAAAGGCGAAGAAGAAACGCGGCGCGGATCTTCGCGATTTCATGACAAAGGCTCTTAATATATGGGTACAATTCGCAGATAACCAGTACATGAACATGGAACATTGGAAAAAATGCGAATCTGACACCACGTTGGAAGCAATGCGCGGACGAGAATGTTATCTCGGACTCGACCTGTCATCTGGTGGCGACTTAACATCTGGTTGCTTGGAGTTTCCGTTAGACGACGAACCGCACCGGAAATATTATGTTCACTCGCACAGCTTCATACCAGCAGCAAGGGTTGACGATCATGTACAGTCTGATGGCGCACCTTATGATATGTGGATCATGGAAGACTTGATTACTATCACCGAGACACTCGGCGGCGTGAAGACGGATTATAAATATATCATCCGGTACTATAAAGATTTGATCAAAAAATACGATCTGAAGCTCAAAGGCATCGCATATGACCCTCATAATGCGGATGCCTTTTTATCTGACCTTGAAGAATTTGGCGTGGATTGTGTAGAAATCATCCAAAGTGCGCGAAGTCTTAACGATGCTACCGAAGATTTTCGGCTGGAAGTTGAAGCGGGTAACGTGAGTTACGACCGAACCAATAAGCTGCTGACGTGGTCAATGGTCAACGCCAAAACAGTTAGCAATAGTTTCGGAGAAATCAAGATCGACAAAGATCCGAAAGCCAAGACAAGACGGATCGACCCTGTGGATGCAGTGATCAATGCACACAAGCTATGCATGGCAAACAAAACGAAGCGTTCCGTGTACGAGGAGAGAGGCGTGCGGACAATTTGACTCTGGAATGGAGGTGAAAACACTGAGGATTCCTTTTATTTCACGACTGTTTGAGAGACGCAGCGGCGAAACCAGCAACCTTAGTAACCCGAAGCGCTGGTTATATAATGCGCTCGGGATTCCTTACGGAAACAAAATAATTGTTACAGAAAGTACGGCCATGCGGTCTACGGCGGTTCTGACATGTGTTCGAATCCTCGCTGAAACGGTGGCATCCCTCCCCTTGCCGGTCTATAAGCGTTTAACTCCGAGGGGGCGGGAGCGGGTAAGCCACCGGATCGGAGATCTGCTGCAGCGTTCCCCGAACCCGAGGATGACAGCATTCACTTTTCGAGAAACGATGATGACCCACATCCTACTTTGGGGAAACTGTTACGCTGAAATTGAGTACGACGACCGCGGGGAAATCAAGGCATTGTGGCCGATCCCACCCCATCGCGTAGAGCATATGGAAACAGAGAGCGGCGACCCGTTCTTTAGGGTGACAACGCCGGACGGAAAACAGCACAATGTTCCTTTTTACGCGATGTTCCATATTCCTGGTCTTGGATTTGACGGAAAAAAGGGAATTTCCGTTATCCAATGGGCTAAAAAAGCAATTGAACTTTCACTAGCTACGGAACAATTCGGGGCGGAGTTCTTCGAGAATGGAACAAACGTAGGCGCCGTTGTCACGCACCCCGGGTCATTATCAGATTCAGCTTTTGAACGATTGAAAAAATCGTTGAAAGAAAAATATGAGGGTTTGGGGAAATCACATCGTCTCATGTTGCTTGAAGAGGGAATGACATTCGCAAAGAACAGCATTCCACCGAATGATGCACAGTTTTTGGAAACACGGAAATTTCAAATTCTTGAAATTGCTCGCCTCTTCCGTGTGCCGCCGCATTTGATGGCCGATTTGGAACGGGCTACATTCTCAAACATTGAACAACAAAGCACAGATTTTATCATTCATTCGGTTCGTCCTTGGTTAATACGCTGGGAGCAAGCGATTAGCTGGAAGCTGTTCAGCGCGGCAGAACAAAAGCGTTTATATGCTGAGTTTCTAATCGAGGGATACCTTCGGGGAGATTCTTCGGCGCGGGCTGCTTTCTATAAAGAAATGTTTAATCTTGGGGCATTTTCTCAGAATGACATTCGAGAAAGAGAGAACGAAAACCCAATTCCGGGCGGGGATCGATATTTCGTACCGCTAAACATGATTCCATTGGATATCTTGGACGAGTATTACAAAGGGAAGCTCACACCAGACAAAGGAGGTGATAACGAAAATGGACAAGGAAAAGGAGCAAAGGGAACTACTGGTTCCGAGTAATAAGCCTGAAATCAGAAGAGCGGACGGCGAACCGGCCAAAATTGTCGGTTATGCTGTTCGATGGGATCAATTATCACATCCGATATTCGGAATGTTCCAGGAACAGTTCAAACGGGGGGCTTTTACTAAAAGTCTTGTGAATCCAGATGTTTATGCTTCTTGGCAACACGATTCCAGAGAAATCCTCGGCCGTACCCCAAACACATTGCAATTGTTCGAGGACGATATTGGATTGCGGTATGAAATAACACCGCCGAATTGGGCGGAAAAACACATTGAGACGATCGAGCGCGGGGACGTGCGGGGATCGTCTTTTATTTTTCGCTCGCTTGTCGAGGAATGGGACGAGACAAACTCAGATATGCCGATCCGTTCCGTTATCGAAGCAGAGTTGTACGAAGTAAGTCCAGTCACAACACCGGCATATCCGCAATCAAGTGTCGGAATCAGATCAGCGGAAGAAGTATTTCAATCTCGCAATAGTAAAGACGACGATTCCGATTTTACGGAGGAAGAAATCGATCTTATCATGCTGCAGCATGAAATGCGCATGAATAAGATCAAAACACTTTAAAAGGGGATGAATCAATTGAAAAATTTGATCGAACTTAGAAAGAAACTTGCAGCTAAAAAAGATGAGATGCGCTCGCTTGTTGCAGCAGCCCAAGGAGAAAAACGAGGCTTTAGCGACGAAGAGGAAAGGAAATATACAACGCTAGAATCAGAGGCAGAAGCGTTGGAGGCAGAGATCAAGCTCGAAGAAAGAGCGCAGCAACTTGCCATGGGTGGGACTGGAACAACGCGTACAGCCGATGATCCGCAACATGAACCTGAATTCCGCAATCTAGGGGAGATGATCTCCACTTATCGAAAAGACCCGTATGACCCACGATTAAGTGAATACCGCGAACTGGCGATGAAAACAAAGGCGTCGGGTGGTATCTTTGTTCCTCCTAAATTTTCGGCGCAGTTATTTGAAGTCGAGCCGGAACAGGCTATTGTCCGTCCAAGAGCATTGGTTATTCCAGCAGATGAAGACGCTCCAGACGCAGATCTTACTTTCCCTGCTCTCGATCAAGGGGCTGGCTCCAATATGTATGGCGGGGTAGAAGTAAACTGGATCGGCGAGGGTGATGAGAAGCCGGAAACAAACGCAAACTTTAAGGATCTGAACTTGAGTCCTAAAGAAGTTGCAGGTCATATCATTGTGACGGACAAACTGCTTCGTAACGCCCCGGCTGTGAATGCAATTGTGACACGGTTATTCCGTGGTGCGATTGCTGCGGCGGAAGATGATGCATTCCTTTATGGCACAGGGGTTGGGAAGCCGTCCGGAGCTGTGAACTCGGCTGCATCCATTACGGTTCCGCGTAAAACGGCGAACCTTATCACTTATCAAGATATCGTGAACATGTTGGCAAAGGCGAAACTCGGCGGAAGCCTTGTATGGTCAGCCTCTCAATCTATCTTACCGCAATTGTTAACAATGCGAGACGAAGCGGGAAATCTAATCTATCAACCAAACATCGCGAATGCTATGTCTGGTTTCTTGCTTGGATACCCAATCAAGTTCACTGAAAATTCTCCGACACTCGGGAGTGAAGGTGATCTGGTTCTATCTGACTTTGGGTATTACGTGATTAAAGATGGTTCAGGAATCTTCATTCACGCTTCAGAACATCCGTTATTCAGACAAAACAAAACCATCATCAAGGCATTTTGGAATGTCGATGGTAAGCCATGGGTAAGCGCACCGTTTAAATTGAAAAATGGATATGAAGTATCGCCATTCATTAAATTGGGTGTACCAAAGCCATAAATTTAAAAATCCAAGGCTCGGCGTAACCGTCGAGCCTATTAGAAAGGAGATAAAGCCATGGAAGCAAAAGACACAAAACTCTACCATGTCATATCTGACTTCGTCGATTCACAAACAGAGGAACTTGTGTTAGCAGGCAGTACATTCGAGATCCACGACGAAAGAGTGCAAGCATTTCGTGATGCTCAAGTGATCGGGAAAGAAGTGTCAGCAGAACCGGAAACGGCTAAGGATGACGGTAAGGGCGAACAAGCAGCCAAAGACAATAAAGTCGATAAGAAGGACAAAAAAGCAGCTAAGGAAACAAGTGGTGATCCTGATGCTGGCGACGCTTAATGCAGCAAAGAGGTACATGGGCATTGCAGAAGACAACCATTCAATGGATTTAGATATCGTTGGTGCGTTGCAGGCAGCGACGGCTGTTATAGAGCGCGAAACAAAACGGAGCTTTGAAAAGAAAGTGTACAGGCAAGTGATCGACGGATCAGGAACACAGCATATACAACTTCGAAATTATCCGATTCATGAAGTTACTAAGCTCCTGGTATGTGACAAGTCGATTGATTCAAATAGCTATACCATCGAATCAGAATACGGAATGCTCTTCAAGCGCTCAGGGTGGCCGTGCGGCGCTCGCCTAATCGAAGTTGAGTATTTAGCCGGATATGTATTGCCGAGCGACGAGCAAGGAGCAGAGCCGTCAACATTGCCGAAAAATATCGAACTTGCTTGTGCTCTATTTGCACAAATATTATTGCGCAATCCTGGTGTGAAATCGGAACGCGTCGGGGATATATCGGTTACTTATGAGGATGGAGAACTGCCAGCAGCAGTAAAATCCCTCATTCGTCTGTGAGGTGATAGGGTGGCTAGAAGAAGAACAAGAACTCGTCGCGCTAACGTTGAAACCACAGAGGATTCATTCTTGTCCGAGCTGCTGGCAAACCTTCAGGATCTTGCTCAACATGAGGTGCATATCGGGATGCAAGGAAATGCAGAGCTAGCAATGATAGCAGGTGTTCATGAATACGGATCACGTAAGATGAACATACCTGCACGGTCATTTATCGGGACGGGAAAGAAAAAATCAGCGACGCCAATCGGGAAGGTTGTCCGTGGTGCGATTACCGATGTCGCACATGGTAGGAAGTCCGTTTCTTCTTTGCTGTCTGAGGTAGGGGAAACTGGCAAGGAGAAAGTTATAAAGAACTTCGACCGGATACGCACGCCACCGCTATCGGCAATCTATGCGCGTCGGAAGTCCGGGCGTAAACTGTTGGTGCAGGAGCAGGATTTGAGGGACTCAATTAAATATGTGATTGTGCGGAAGTAGGAGGGGCTATGAAATTTCGGTTTGCTTCATTGCTGCAGAAGTACAATGTGCCATATATATTGGTTCGAACTGTTGACGGACATCGCGATGATGACGGTATTTGGATTCCGGAGAAGCCGCAACGCGTGCAGCTCATGGGACATATCCAACCTATCAGTTCGGAACTCAAACAGGACGAACCAGGGAGATACACGACGGAAGATAGAATGCTATTTACTACATATAAGCATTCTGCCGGCGAAGTCGTGGAATGGAAAGGGGTGCAATTCACAGTGTCCGCACCTGATGAACGCAATTATAGCGACATTAACCAATACGTTATCAAGAAGGTGGTCGCCCATGGTTCCATTTAAAAAGATCCGTTCGGCCATAGTTCGAGGCTTAAAGGCTCAAGTAAATCTACCTGTTATTGAGATGAACGGGGGCGGCGATGTACCGGAAGGCGCATTCATGACATATCACTTTCCTGATGGATTCGGTGAGCCTTCAAGCCAACCGATTATTGAACAGGAAGGGAACATACTACGACAGATTGAGACGGTCAACTTCACCGTCTCTTTTTTGTCTTATGCCGATGATTCCGCAATCTCAATCGAAAATGCAATGAAGGCATGTGATTGGTTTAAGGGAGCGGGACACGAAGCATTGAAAGATGCCGTGAATGTCGTGGTTGTACAGGTTGGTGCGATTGAAAACCGCGACATCGTTATAGCAGAGGTATGGGAACGCAGATGCGGCTTTGAGGTTGAGTTCCGGACATTGGATGTGGTTGAAACGGAACTCGTCACGATCAACACAACAAATATAAGGGGATGAAGCATTTGGCAGTTAAAGGCGATGTTGATGTAATCATTGAGATGCAGCGGCCAACACCAAAGCTTGGGTTCGGGAAACCGCTTATCATCGGATCGAGCACAGCGGGTCAGGCGTATAAAAATTATGCCGATCTTGAAGCAGTAAAGGCCGATTTTGACATCAAAACAGAAGAATATAAGGCGGCGCAAGCTATTTTTGCACAGGATAACGCCCCGGCAGAGATAGCGATTATGTGCCGTAAGACGGACGCGACACCACAACCTTTATCGGAAGTAATGGCCGAAGCACTCAAACGCGACTGGTACTTTGTTGTTCCTACTAGCGAGCTTGTAGCCGATATTACAGCAATTGCCGATGCAGTGGAGCAGGACGGAACCCGGCAGTTTGTCGCATGTACAAGTAAAAAAACGGATCTTTCAACGATCAAGAAAAAGGGATACAAACGAACGACAATCTTCTATCACGCAGATCCAACAAGTTATCCAGATGCCGCATTGGTTGGCGCTGTGGGATCGTTAGATGTTGGTTCGGTAACGTGGAAGTTCAAAAATTTGAAAGGAATCGTACCGCTTGATATCGACACAACGGAAATGAACGAGATCCACGATCTCGGAGCCATTACCTATGTAACGAAGGCGGGAGATGCCCAAACGAGCGAAGGTAAAACGGTAAGTGGTGAATATATCGACATTATCCATTCGCGGGATTACTTAGTTTCCAGCATCTCTTACGCCGTGCAAAAGCTATTTAACAGAAGCGACAAAGTGCGTTATGACAATGTGGGCATTTCCATGATCGAGGGCGAAGTTAGAACCGTCCTAAAACGCGCCGATATGAACGGCATGATTGCGCACGATGATGACGGATTGCCGATCTATTCCACATCGTTCACCACGCGGGCGCAGGTTGATCCTGCGGATCGCGAAAAGCGCGTTTACAATGGCGGCACGTTCGAATTCGAACTAGCAGGTGCAATCCACCAGACCAAAATCAAGGGCATTATCAAGCTATAAGGGAGGTTAGGGCATGAAGACAGGAACATATGATGCAAGAGAGCTAACCGTCACGATAGGCGGCGTGTATCTCACTGGATTTAGTGAAGATATGTGCGAGTTTGAGAAAGACGAAGACAACTACGAGGTGAAGGTCGGCGCAACAGGGGATGTAATGCGCTCAAGAGTGAACAACCCTCTTGCTACGCTGACCGTTACGTTGCTTCCGACAAGTCCACAAGTCGCATATTTGGACAAGTTGGCGAAGACGGGGCAGTTAGTGCCGGTATCGATCATCTACAACGGAACACCGAAGGAAACGATCACAGTCAGCGAAGCATTTGTCAAAAAGCCTGCAGGCCGAACATATGGCAGTGAGGGCGAGGATCGAGAATACGAAATTAGCTGTCTCGATCATGACATGAACTAAACTAAACCGACAAAATCAAGGGAGAGATAAATATTATGACAAACTTTAAACAGAAAAATTTCACTTCAAAAAGCGGCAAGAAATACGTGTTCCAGCATCCAGGTGTTCGAATGGTATCCAAGATTAATGACGCCAGCAAGAATAAACATGGCGTAATGTCAGAGGAGCGGCTGTCAGAAGAGATGTTGAAGCATGTTATCGTCGATCCAAAGATGCGAATCGACGATTTTACAGGCTATCGGGAATATAGCGAAGTAGTCAACGCAGCATACGCCTTCATTTCCGGTTTGGACGGTGAGGAAGATGTCGATCAGCAAGGAGGAGGCACAACGGAGGGCTAAGGAAAGATGGTCACAGTGGCGATTGCTATTGTCAGACATGAACATTTCTTATGCCGACCTAATGCTTATGGATGATGATGATATTGCTGAGGCTAACGCCGCCTTAGACATCTACATAAAGCAGCAGGAATCACAAATGAAATCCAAGAAATGAGCGCCTTCGGGCGCTTTTTTGCTTGGTAAAGGAGGAATGTAGATGGCGGGCGGCATCATTGGAAACCTCATGTTTGCGGTTGGATTCAAAGTGGCGGATAAGGCCATAAGGGATGCCGACAAACAGTTAATTGGCCTAAAAGCTAACTTTGGTCAAGTTGGTATTGCCGCAGCCGCAGCCGCTGCAGCAGTAATCGGGGTCGGTGCTGCCAGTTTACACGCAGCTTCCGAATTAAAAACTTCGATGTCAGCTATACAAATGGCGACCGGAGCCACGAACGAACAGATGGAAGTCACGGAGAAAGTGGCTAAGAATCTATACAGCCAGAACTTCGGGCAAGACTGGAACGACCTAGGCAGCAGTATAGCCACCGTGCAACAGATCACGGGGCAAGCGGGTGATTCATTAGAAGAAACCACGCGTGACGCGCTTTTATTGCGTGATGCCTTCGGCATTGAAATCAAAGAGTCGGCACGGGCTGCCAAGACGATGATCGAAAACTTCGGGATATCGTCCAAAGAAGCATTCAACCTTGTTGCCCAAGGAACACAACAAGGGTTGGATTTTAGTGGTGAACTAATTGATACCATAAATGAATATTCGTTGCAGTTTAAAGCCCTTGGCTTTACTGCTGACGACATGTTTAACACAATGGCGTCTGGAGCGAAAGAAGGCGCTTTTAATCTAGATAAAGTGGCCGACGCAGTAAAGGAGTTCGGTATCCGCACAAAGGATGCCGGAGATTCCGGGGCTGTTGAAGCATTTGAAATGTTGGGTCTGAACGCTGAACAAATGATGGGCACATTTGCAGCAGGCGGGGCAAATGCCAAAAAAGCTTTCACTCAAATTATCAATATGATTGAAGATATCGAAGATCCAGTTGCACAAAATACAGTGGCCGTCAGTCTATTCGGCACACAATTTGAGGACTTGCAAAAAGATGTAATCGTGGCAATGGGACATGTCGAAAACAAGTTCGATATGACCAAAGACTCAATGGGGGAATTAAACAAGATTAAGTTTAACAAGCCCGGAGAAGCGTTTTCCATGTTCCAACGGCAGCTAGAAACTGGATTATTGATTCCGATAGGTGAAAAATTGCTGCCATATCTGACTCAATTCGGACAATGGCTGTCAGACAATCAAGGTCAGATTGTGGCGATAGGGCAAGCGATTGGTGATTATATCGGCCAAGCGTTGACAACGATTGCTGAAAAGGCGAAGGAGGTTTACTCATTTGTCTCGGACAACTGGCCGACTATTAAGGAAACAGTAATCGGATTGGGAACAGCAGTTGTTGCGCTTAAAGCTTCCTTTGCAGCCATGACAATCGTCAGCACGATTAATAAATTGTTTAGAGCATTCCGCACAGGCACATTGCTGGCGACAGTGGCGCAGTGGGGGCTTAACACTGCCATGCTGGCAAACCCCATGACATGGATTGCTGTGGGTATAGCTGCTGTTATTACAGGCATTGTCCTGCTCGTCCGAAATTGGGACATAGTCAAGGCAGCAATGGCACGGTTTTGGAATTGGACAAAGGGTGTCTTCGGACAAATTGGCTCTTGGTTTAGTCAACGCTTTAACGAGGCGGTCAATGGAATAAAATCCGCATGGTCTACCGTTGTGTCATGGTTTTCGGGAATTTGGGAAGGGATCAAAGGTATATTCGCCTCTGTAGGGGAATGGTTCGGCTCTGTATATTCAGCAGCTGTTGCAGCAATTCAGGCGGTATGGTCAGGCGTTTCTTCGTGGTTTTCAGGCGTGTGGGAAGGAATAAAAGGCATATTTGCGACAGTTGGGGATTGGTTCGGCAATGTCTTCACGGGCGCATATGAAGGGATCAAAACTGCATTCGGTGGGCTGAAAGACTGGTTTAGTGATTTGTGGACAGGGATAGAAAGTATGTTCAATGGGTTCATAAACACGATCATCAAAGGCATGAACTTCATGATCAACGGAATAAACAGCGTCAGCTTCGACATCCCAGACTTTTTTGGTGGAGGCACGTTTGGGGCTAACATCCCGAATATTCCTATGCTTGCAAAGGGCGGGATTGCAACGGGTCCTACATTAGCAATGATCGGTGAAGGAGCCGAAAGTGAGGCTGTGCTTCCACTGTCAAAACTCGAAGGCTTACTAAATAAACCAAGAACTATGGAGCAAGCGAAACCAACAGCTCCAATATTGGCTCCAGCAAGGGCGGTAAGCGGCGGACATAGCACAATCGACATCAATATGAATGTGAAGACGGAAGGCGCTGGAGCTAATGCAACGTTAGGTCAAGGGGCGGCGGATGCCTTGAAAATTCAACTCCAGCAGATAATTGAAAGCGCGATGCGTCAGTTAGGGCTTTCCGGCAACGTGGAGGTGACTTGATGCCGAAAATTAACGGGCATAGCATTTGGGTAGAGACAGAGGATTTAGGCTTTGAAGTTGACATCACTACGCAGCCTGTAGAAAAAGATATCGACATGACCGACCACGTTCAGAGACGGGCAAGAACAATGAGCCTTACAGGGGCAGTGGTCGGGTCTTCAGCAGCAAAAACACGTCAATTTTTGCAAAACGCTCAAGATAAAGGGCTTATCGTTAAGTACGTTGGACGTAATGCTTTTACGGGGCTGTTGTCTGGTCTATCGACATCCCACGATTATAAAATTTCTGATGGATTCAATTTCACGCTGACAATGGTAGAGGTTCGCACTGCAAAGTCAAGTTATGTAGACAAACTACCTGCACCGATAAAGGCGCAAGCAGTAAAAATCGTGAACAGTGGTACGAAGCAAACAAAGAGCAAGGATAAAAAGGGTAAAGGCAAGGGCGGCAGCAAAGGAAGCAAAAAGGAAAAAGAGAAAGTTGAGAAAGTAAAATTCAAGAAGGGCAGTCCATGGGAGGAGAAGTGATGGACTATATCGAGATAGAAAAGGATCTTATTCCGTATCGTTTTGACATTTCACTTGCGGATACAATGTACACCTTTGAGGCTCATTACAATGCTGAACACGACTATTTTACTGTTGATTTGGAGCGGGATGGCGAGGTGTTGGTTGTTGGTGAAAAGTTGGTATATGGAGCGGTATTGTTCGGCGATGTTTGGGACAATCGTTTCCCGGATGTGGCGATAATCCCCTATGATGAATCAGAAAATAGTAATGCAGTTACATGGGACACTCTTAACGTGAGTGTCTTTTTGTTTTTGATAGAAGGTGATGACGATGAGTAACTTTGGAAGGCTTGTTGAAGTCATGACGGCCAACATGAAATTCAGTTCGAAGGATTACAACATAGAGGGAACGATCCCTTTCGACGACGATCCATTGCCGAATGAGTCCGAAATTAAAATCTGGAATCTATCGGACAAGACGCTGAACAACATTAAAAAAGGTAAAGTCCTTATGTTGAACGCGGGATATGAGAAGGATATCGGTCTGCTGCTTCATGGATACATTTCCAAGGTGCAGACGGTATGGGAGGGTGTCGATAAGATCACTAGCATTTTTGTTCTGGATAGTGAGGATTTATCCAAACGGGTAATAAAAGAGATTGCGTTTGCGAAAGGAACACTGGCAAGCAAGATTATAAAGCAGATGGCTGGATACATCGGATTGCCAATTGCACAAATGGATCTTAACCAAGATTACCGATACCAGGATGGCTACTCAGCCAAAGGAGCGGTAACCGAAGTAATCCAAAAGGTTGCAAAAGATTGCGGGACTAGCGTTTATATCAATAAAGGAAAACTGTATGTTCGCTCTTTACGGCGAGGGGCTGACAACAGATTCAAATTGAATAAGGATACTGGGTTGATCGGTGTTCCGGCACCGTTTGAACAGGATGGATCTAAGGGATTCAACATAGTGTCGCAGCTTCAATATAGAATCACTACGGCATCCGTTATTGATCTCGAAAGCCGCGCCTTTACCGGAAGGCTACATGTCCGCAGCGGGACACATACGTTTAGCCGGACGGGAGACTTTACGACCGAAATGGAGGCGATTCTATGAGAGTTGATCCGGCGGGCGCTATGGCGCGTATGGTTCGAGCGATTAAGGATGATGTCTCGGCGAGTCTAAGTGTCGGGATGCCGTGCAAGGTAATTAAATTCGACGCGGCAACCTGTCTCGCAGATATCCAACCACTCATACGGACGAGCGAGGATGAACCTGCCGTACTGCAAAGTATCCCTGCACTTGGACAGCGATTGCAGATTGACGGTAGCGAGAAAGTTTGCAAGCCAGCACTGAAAGCTGGAGACGTCGTGTTTGTGGTATGTGCGGATCGCGAGATACGAAACGCCATGACAGGGAGTATCTCCAGCGCCGACAGCGGCCGTATGCACGACCACAACGATGCCGTGATCGTGGGGGTGTTTCCTTGCAGTCTTTAAAACTGGTTAATGGAGATATAACCTTTGAAAACGGCGAGCTAGTCATAATCGAAGGCGGCGAGGAATTGGCACAGTGTTGCCGCGTTGGATTAGGTACTAATAGCGGAGAATGGTTCCTTAATCCAGAGCTAGGAATCGAATTCATGTTATTCCTAGACAAGAATCCGAATGAGGAAGAAATGCGGGACGAACTTATGCGTGGGCTGCTGCAAGAGGAACGCATACAGACCATTGAAGACGTTCAATTCAGCGTTGACCATAAGGCTCGAACGATGACCATTTCTTTCACGGCCATGAGTGTCAATGGTGAGAAAATCGAGGAAAGGGGGATTGAACTTGCTCGATAGCAAGGGTTTTAAACGGCAGCGCTTCGCGGAGCTGTTCGAAGAGATGGAAGCCAAGGCTAAAGAAGTGTTTGGAGAGTCAGTGAACACTTCCGAGCGCTCGCCGTTAGGTATCATATTGCGGATATTCGCATGGTTTTTGAGTAAGCTTTGGCAGGATACAGAGGCCACATACAACAGTGCCTATATAAATACCGCTGAGGGTGTGCAGCTCGATAGGTTGGGGCCGTATGTAGGTATCATGCGGAATCTCGAACAGCACGCAACGGGACAGATCAAAATAACCGGAACGAGTGGACAAATGGTTTCTACCGGCTTTAGGGTTCAGACTGAAAACGACATCATTTTTACAACAGTATCGGATGTGGTGATTGATGACACAGGCAGTGCAACAGTGGATATTCAGGCGCTACAAGCCGGTAGAAGCGGGAACGTTGCTGCTAACACCATAAAGATTGTGACCAATCCCGTTCCCGGTATTTCATCCGTCACGAACGTCGAAGCTACGGCAGGAGGGAGAGAGAAGGAAACGGATCAGGAGTTTCGGGAACGATTCTCTCTATCTGTAGCGGGTGGGGGAGCTGGTACGGTTGATAGTCTCCGAAGTGCATTGCTTCGCACTGGTGGGGTGCGCGCAGCAGTCGTGATCGAAAATACATCTATGACGCCGGATGCCATTGGCCGACCACCTAAATCCTTCGAAGCATACGTTTTAGGGGGAGAAGCTGCCGAGATTGGCCGGACGATTCTCAATACCAAAGCGGCAGGGATTGAGACATTCGGAACTGAGAGTGTGGAGGTGTCTGATCTATCCGGCAATGTACACATAATCAAGTACAGCCATGCCGTAGAAGTACCAATACACATAAAAGCAACAATCCGTAAAAATGCAAGCTATCCAGCAACGGGTGACGCTCAGATTGTGTCAGCTCTCATCCGTGATATAGGCGGGGAGGATGCGGACGGTCAGTTGTACGTAGGTCTTAACATGGGGGCTAAAGTTGTGCATTCACGACTTGTATCGGCTGCATACAAAGTGTTAGGCATAGAGGACATCACACTGGAGCTATCCAAGGATGGCGTCACATGGTCAGAGGACAATATTTACATTGCGGCTCGTGAAGTTGCTCAAACGTCGTATGCGCTTATAACGGTGGTGGATATATGATCGCGTTTAAGGATGTCATAAGTCGATTAACAGATGTATTTACAAAAAGCCCGAACAGCAACATAGGCAAATTAATGTCAATCATGGCCGACCAGCTGCGCAAGGTGCAGGAGGCTCAAGCGCGCATACAAGAGTGGCGCAACATTGACATAGCCGAGGGCACAACGTTGGACAGGCTTGGGGCTAACATCGTACAACCACGTGGTGTGGCGACGGATGAGCAATACCGCATATTGTTAAAATCGAAGATCGCCCGTAATTTCAGTCAAGGCGACATAAATACGATCATACAAGTGCTGGCAACGGCGTTGGATACAGAGTTTAAAAACATCAAGATAACTGAGCTTTACAATTATTCAGTAGCACCCGAACCAGCTGCTATCTCATTGATACAACTTCCACTGGATCGCATAAACGCTGTTGGTATCGATCCGGTGCAATTTGCGAGAATCGTTCAAAAGACGGTTGCTGCAGGTGTGCGGGTTGGAGTCATTGAGATGACAGGAACTTTCGCCTTCGGAGCTACAGAGGCGGGGGAAATAGATGCTGATGCCGGGTTTTCAGACGGAAACGGCGGAGGCGGAACTCTAGGTGCTGTATATGCTCCGGGAACAGATCAGATTCTACCTATTTAGGAGGGAAGCTCATGGCATTTGAGGAAAAGCTACCAGAATGGAAGGCGGCGGGAATCGAACCACCTGCATCCAAACGCGAAGAAGGTTGGAAGGCAAGTGAACGACCATCCGCGGAATACTGGAACTGGCAGATGTCTAGGACATACAAAGCTTTGAAAGAAATTCATGAGAAAGCGGCAGAGAAGACAGATGTAACGCAGGCTGCTAAAGACGCGAAGGATTACACGGATCAGAAAGTAAAGGATATAGACCTATCAAAAATTACGCCGGATAGTATTGGGGCTGCGAAAAAGGCAGACTTGGACACGCTCCAAAAAAATAGCGTAAGCATTAAGACGAGTACCAGTAAGGATTTCAACACATACCGTGAGCCGGGGCTTTACTTTATCGGAAGCGTGAGCGAATACGCTAACGCGCCATCATCTGACGGTAGTTTTAGTTGGGGAATTTTGCGGGTGGAAGCCTTAGGGACAACAGCCTATGTAGTTCAATCCTACACATGTGTCTTAAACAATTTTACCTTTACCCGTTCGAAAGCAGAGGATTCAACGGGTAGAGGGTGGGAACTTTGGCGAGCGGCATCCAAGCTTGATTCTGACGGTGTGCTAAGACTCAGTAAATGGCTAGATATTAGATCAGACGGCCCAGCAGCAAATTTGATCGGCAGCACTCATGTATACCAACAATTCTTATTAGGCGATCAAAGAAAAGGTTATGTTGGGGCGGGTGACCCCAAAGCACCTAATAACATAGCGCTTGTGTCAGACCACGGCGACACATTAGTAAATGCTAAAACTAACATTTGGTTAAACGCCGCAGGTGGTGCCATACACTTAAATGGTCGTAATATCTTGTGGGAGTTCGACCAGCTAAAGCAATCTGGAGTTAATGCCAAACAAGGCACGGTGGACGTCCTTAACTCCAAGTCGGTAGCGGCGTCCATAAATGACCCTTGGCCTACGTTGAATAGCAAGATCGGAACACTACATGGAAGACGTGATGATAGGTTCGCTGTAGAAGGTTCATCTGGTATGAACGGTACAAGTACATGGTTGTACACTTCGTTGGGTACTATACCAGCTGGAGCTACACAAGTTCTATTCAATACTCGTCCAACCGATGACTGGAATGGTACTTATGTGATATTCCCACAGAATGGTGGTTGGTCATCTCAAGCAAAGTTACAGTTGATCGACAAGAATGGAAAGATTGCAACAATTGCAGAATTATCAGGAAGTAACTATGCAATTACTCGAGTAGTAATACAGAGTTTGATTTATGGTCCAACTGATGGAAGCCTGTATTCTAATATCGGGTATTTCTCAAACGGTTCCAAAAGTGGGTTCGGTACTGGCTTGCGAAATGTCGGCACGCTGGATAATAGCGGTGTAATACAGATTCGGTTAGACGTATTCAATCCTGACCGCTTGGTTGAGTATAAGCTTGACATGGACCAAATATCATACCTATAGGAGGGTTGTCGATGACTGAAACTGCGACTATTGTATACAGAATAAGTACAAAATACGGTTTCATGGTTCAGATGATTGCTTTTAGCGATTACATGTTGAATTTCTACAAGGAGAATTATCCGGAATCCGATGGATGGATGTACACAGAAATTGAAGCTGACTATGACAATTTGCCAGTAATTGCTGAAAAAGTCCCAGAACATTGGATGGATAAGACGTTTTACGGGTTGAAACGGATATGGGATGAGCCTAACCTCGGGTT